TACCGCTTTCTCCTGAAGTTCCTGATGTACCACTTTCTCCTGAAGTTCCTGATGTACCGCTTTCTCCTGAAGTACCTGATGTACCACTTTCACCTGATGTTCCACTAGTTCCTGATGTACCACTTTCACCTGAAGTTCCTGATGTACCGCTTTCTCCTGAAGTACCTGATGTACCACTTTCTCCTGATGTTCCACTAGTTCCTGAAGTACCACTTTCTCCTGAAGTTCCTGATGTACCGCTTTCTCCTGAAGTACCTGATGTACCACTTTCTCCTGATGTTCCACTAGTTCCTGATGTACCACTTTCTCCTGAAGTTCCTGATGTACCACTTTCACCTGAAGTTCCTGATGTACCGCTTTCTCCTGAAGTTCCTGATGTACCACTTTCTCCTGATGTTCCACTAGTTCCTGATGTACCACTTTCTCCTGAAGTTCCTGATGTACCACTTTCACCTGAAGTTCCTGATGTACCACTTTCACCTGAAGTTCCTGATGTACCACTTTCACCTGAAGTTCCTGATGTACCGCTAGTTCCATTTGAGCCAGTACCACCAGCGGTCATTAATTCCCAATCATTATTAATGTCAGGTGGATTTTGTGCTGACGATATATTTGTAATAGCTATATAACTACTACCAGAATAATAAACAACATCATTTATCCCATAAGGTGTTATACTATTCCATTGTCCAACCCAATTAAAACCAATACCACTAGTCCCGCTAGTACCAGATACTCCACTTGAACCTGATGTACCGCTAGTTCCTGATGTACCACTAGTGCCCGATTCTCCCGAAGTTCCCGATGTACCCGATTCTCCCGATGTACCGCTAGTTCCTGATGTACCTGAAGTACCACTAGTTCCAGTACTACCTGTAATTGTTACTGTAATACTTCCACCACCATTATCAGTTACAGTAGCACCACTAAAGGTCATTCCTGTAACACCACTATATGAGTTTGTACCATCACCTACTGTGATAGTACCACCACCGGCTGTAAACCCTGTTATATTAACACTACTACCATTAGCACTATTAAGTGTTAATGTTTGAGAACCACTATTATATGTTCCTCCCGTAATAGGTGCTGTAAAACCTGAAATTGTAATGGTACCACCTGTACTATTGTATAATTGTAAATCTGATGTTCCTGAAAAATATGTTCCACCAGTAATTTGAACATCACTACCATAAAATATTTGCCATCTAGCATTTGCCTTTGTAACACCACTAACACCTTCAATTGTTGAGCCAGTCCATACATTAATAAAAGCGGCACCTTGTGGAGTATCATCGTATACCTCATAAGCGGTACCTGTACTAACAATTGAACCAGCGGTTTCTGCGGCATTCCATAATGATGTATATCCTGTGATTGTATATTGATAAACAGTATCCGTCTCATTAACGTATACTTGCATACCCAACCTTCTTCTACCTGAAGAAATACTATCGTTATTAATATTAAGAGTATTTGGTGCCGAATAAGGTGTTAAATAAGTAAAACTAATAGGTATTGAGTTTCCAGAATATAAAACCGGACCACCATTTATTAATATATCATTAGGAATAACCCAATCCAAATCAGATAGATTGTAAACTTCCATGTATCCACCAATTCCAAGAACACTAAAATTAGTTCCTGTATCATTATCTCTATAGACTGAATTTGGTGCTTGTACAATTACTGACGATATTGGGTTTATATATTCAAAGCTCATGTTACTATAAATAGTTATTTATTTTTTTAAGTTATTATTTTTTATACATTAACAAGTGTTCCTCCTTGGAAATACCAGTTATTTCCACCATTAGTAATGTTTGAACCTGGTGAACTCTTTGTGGTATATATTCTATATGTACCAGCTGGTATATTTGTTGAGCCACTATAATTCACAATCAACCCGTTTAACACCGAATTAACCGTTAAATCTGTCGCTGGTGGGTTGGCGTTTCCGTTTTTAATTGTTGAGTATTTTTGACCGTTAGTCATTCCTGTTGCAACAACCCATGTATACCACGCAACTTCTGCCGGTGGGACAGTAGCACTTGGTACTTGTATTGTTTGGAATTTATACGCAGTTATTGGATTACCCCAAACATCATTACCTCCAGTTGTTGTTGAAATTGGTGCGGTTAAAATAGTTGGTTCAGAAACCCCCCAACCACTATAAGCAAAATAAGCATTCATTTGCGAATCAAATGTAGCTTGAGTTGTCGATGGTGTACCTAAGTTAAACCCTATAAAAGCACTACCTTGACTACTCATCCAACTTGCCAATGCTGTCCTTATTGTTGCGTTATTTCTATCAATAAATAAGTAAGCTTGGAAAGGTGGTGCCGTTGGTGTTGGCGATGGAGTATATGTTGGTGTATTTGTTGGTGTCTGAGTTAAAGTAGGCGTATTTGTTGGTGTCTCAGTTACCGTCGCAGTTACCGTTGGTGTATTTGTCGGTGTCTCAGTCACTGTTGCCGTTACTGTTGGTGTCTGAGTATTTGTTGGTGTAAGTGTTGGTGTTGGCGTTGGAGCGTCAATCAATCTAATTTCTACCAAATCATTTTCAGTTAATCCAGTATTAAATACTATATTCCATGTACTACCAGCATCTAAAGTATTAGTATCTATTAAGTTTGTATTAACAATTAATTGTAAAGTACCTCTAGTTGTTCCACTTGTTAATACATCTAACGTATTTCCACTAGAAATTGTAGTATGGAATGCATTTTTACTTTGACCAAAATCAACTGGTGGTACATAATTACTAATCGTAAATCCTAATTCTGTTAAGAATGTAATACTCATACCACCACTAGTATTGAAGTTTGATACTATCAAGTTTCTATTTGGTGTTGTTGTTGGAGTTGGTGTTACTGTCTCAGTTGGTGTTGGTGTATTTGTTGCGGTCTCAGTTGGAGTTGGCGTATTTGTTGCGGTCTCAGTTGGAGTCGTAGTAACTGTTGGTGTTACTGTTGCAGTATTGGTTGGAGTTTGAGTAAGAGTAGGTGTTACTGTAGGTGTCTGTGTTTCAGTCACTGATGGCGTTACTGTTGCAGTATTGCTTGGAGTAACAGTCGCAGTATTGGTTGGAGTTTGAGTAAGTGTAGGTGTTACTGTAGATGTTGGTGTCTCAGTATTTGTTGGTGTATTTGTAGGTGTTTGAGTTTGTGTTACTGAAGGTGTTTGGGTTGGTGTCTCAGTATTTGTTGGTGTTACTGATGCAGTATTTGTTGGTGTTACTGAAGGTGTTTGAGTTGGTGTCTCAGTATTTGTTGGTGTTACTGAAGGTGTTTGAGTTGGTGTCTCAGTATTTGTTGGTGTTTGGGTTGGTGTTGGAGTTTCAGTACTTGTTGATGTAATTGTTACTGATGGTGTATTTGTATTAGTTGGTGTCTGAGTTGGTGTTGGAGTTTCAGTACTTGTTGGTGTTACAGTGCTTGATGGTGTTGCGGTATTCGTAGGTGATACCGTTGGTGATAATGTTGGTGTTTGAGTAACCGTAGGTGTTACTGTAGGTGTTGGTGATTCAGAAGCCGTAGGTGTTAAACCTAAAGTGGCTGTTGGTGATGGCGTATTGGTAGGAGTTTGAGTAAGAGTAGGAGTATTAGTAGGAGTTTGAGTAAGAGTAGGTGTCGGTGTTGGTGTTGGTGTACCACAGAAAGCTGATGGGTCTGTAAGTGTTAATACAACACCATATATCATTTCTGTTCTTGTAACACCACTGTAAACAGCTGTAGTTCCTGTAGAACCAACATATATATCAAATGGTCCAACAGCATTATTTGTCCCATTAAATTTTACAACTATGTTTTGATTACATCCAGTAATGTTATATTGACTTGTTACCGCATTTAAACATCCGCTCGCCTCATTAACTACGATAATATCAAAAATTTGCCCCATTTTTATAATTAATTTCTTAATAAATACAATGACATTGTAGTTTATGGAATATTAATTTGACATTTTTAAATGTTAATACAAAATTGTGTCAAATGTACAAGCAGGATTGTCAATTGCAATTGTGAAAATACAATCCGCAGCAACAATTTGTATTGCGAAACCACAACCATATCTACACTCAATTATTTCAAATTTTTCACACCCATTTGAATCCGTTATTGTTAACATGATTGCAGGTGCGTAATTAAATATTGTTGGTAAATAATAATATTGTGTTGGTGGTACCGCACTTCCTATGGTACCAATAAAAGTTGTGTTATTTCCATAAACGTCTGAAACATAAACATCATATGGTGACGCTCCAGTTATCGAATCAATCTGTATTCTTGCCATTACGATTCACAATTAATGTCATATTGAATTATCAAATCAATAACCACTTGTTGATTTGCGAGGTCACCCTCAGTTTGAATTGTTATAACACTTGATGTTGTATCAACAGAAACTGCAGATACTCCAGGTACTGTTAATAATAAGGCTTCAACCGTATCATACCAATTTTGGTCTGTCGGAATATCTAATAAGGTCGTTCCTGTATAAAACGATTGTTGATATGTTATACCACTCACAACAACTTCAGCAACATAAGTTGCAGCACTTAATTGACAATTTGTGTTTCCTATTGTTAAATCATTATACCCTTCATTTAACATTTGAAGAATTCCACGTTGTGTTCCTGATGTAAAAATAAATTCAGTTTCACACATCGTATAAATTTGATATGTTGATTGAATCGCGTTACAACTAATTGTTGTGTATCTTGTTTGGACACAATTGTTACTATCAGTGATGGTCAAAGAGTAAGTGCCCCCTGTAAGACCCGAAACATATATGTTTTGTGGATTTAATGACACATTATCCGACCACAAGAATGTAAACGGTGGTTCACCTGATGTAATTAAGGCTGTTATTGTTCCCGTGTCACCTGTTCCACAAGTTGTAGGATATAATGAAAAATTAATATTAGATGAAATAGGAATTGTAACATTTCCTGTTTGTGTACAACCATTTGAATCTGTTACAGTATATCCATAAGTTCCTGATGTCAATGAATTAAACGTGACATTTAATGATGAAGAATTAATTGATGAACCATCACTTAATTGATATAGATATGGAGCAGTTCCACCTGAAGATAATAATAAATTAATCTCTCCATCATTATTACTACAAGTTCCACCAGTGTATGATGTTGTTACTGTGTATAAATTTTCAGCTATTATTGACACTCCTTGAGAATACGAACATCCAGTACCGTCTTGAATAAATACTGTGTAGTCCCCACTTGATAAATTAATAAATGTTTGAACCTCAGAATTAGATGCAATACTAATTGTGTTTGAATCAGGTTTTACTAACGTATATGTATAAGGAACTGAACCACCGACTAATGAAATTGATATTTTTCCATCTGTACTACTACAAGTGGAATTGGTTGTATTAATTTGTACATCATAAAAAGAATTTGGTGTCTGTATTACAGTATCAAATTGGATTTTACAAAGTGCCGCATCTGTAACCAACACACTAAACACACCAGCGGATAATCCACTGAATAAATAATCTTGTGCGTATGTTACGGCAAAGGTTCCATTTGAACCTGAATAGAAATACGGACCCGTTCCCCCTGTGATTGTCAGTAATAGCGCTCCGTTTGATGTAAAACAACTTGGTGTTTGTGCACTCCATGAACCTAATCCAACTGAAGGTACATAATCAACAGATGCCGACTTTGTTTGAACACATCCATCACCTGAAGTTACTGTGCAAGTGTAAATTCCTTTAGTTAAACCAGTAATTGATGTTCCTGTTGTTCCGTCACTCCACAAATATGTAAATGGAGAGTTACCTGTAACACCTGTCACATAAAGTTTTCCTGTTGGGCTAGCACATTGTGTATCATTTACAATATAGAATCCAAAATCTAAAGTATTTGATGAGTAAACAATACAAGTATCAGTAGTTGCTGTACAACCCCCACCATTAACCGCTGTAACTGAATAAGTTCCTGCCGATAATGAATCAAAAATTGCCAATCCATTATTGGTACTTTGTGTTGAAATTAAATTACCATTATTATAAATGTAATACGTGATATTCAAATCAGTTGTATCCGCAGAAACGGTCATACTACCGTTATCTAAACCACAAGTTGTGTTTGTTATATTAATAAAATCAACACCAAAAGAATTTGTGATGATTGCCGTAATATAAAATTGGTTATTAATTGGTGCTGTTGAATCGTTGGCTCTAATATAATAAACACCTGCTGATAAGTTATCTTTATAAGCACCTAACCCCAAGTTAGGACTATACCAATCAAAAGTGTATGGTGTTGTTCCACCTGACGCTGTGATTTCAATGGCACCCAAGGTAGATACACAAGTACCCGTAATGTTTAATGTATATGCAAAAGCGTTTCCATTATAAACACCACTTAATGTTGGTGTTGGAGTTGGGTAATTTGATGGAGTAACACTTGGTGTTATAGTTACTGTTGGCGTTACAGTTGGCGTTACTGTTGGTGTTGTAGTTACCGTTGGTGTTGGAGTTGGGGTAACATTTAGTAACTGACATGAAGGACAATCAGCATACCCAAACAGATTTACTGTTGAAACGGTGTCTACTGGTGATGAACCTACAACACCAATACATTGATAACATCCACTTGGTAATGAACCTGTAAAAGTAAATGAGTAAATAATACCATTTGCTAATACTGGACCCGCATAAGTAACTTCATAGGGAGTTGATGTATCACAAGATATTATTGTTATTACTGGAAATGCCATTGTTATTTCTAAATATTAAATTTTAATTTATTGGCAAGTAATGTCTATATTAACACCAACGTTTATTTGTAAGGTACTTACATTTGTAGTACCAACACAAGTTAAATTATATACGGTTACAGTATTTCCATTTACGTAGAAATAATACCCATCATTAATTAATTGTGATAAATTAAATAACAATGCGGCTTTCCATTGATTATTGGTTGGAACTTGAGATGTTCCATATCCTTCAAAGAATTTACTTTGGATTAATTGGGTACCATCAATTCTAACATCAACATACCATTGTGAATATAATGTGTTTGTTAAACAGTCAGATAATTGATAACCTTGGGAATTTAAGTAATTGTACAATACACTATATAATACTTGTGAGAATGAACTAACATCCGATATTTGATTTCCAATCCAAGGATAGATAGCGCAAGTTGCAGTCTCTGAAGTACAATCATAACTAAACAATTGTCCTTGAGCCAAACATGGGTCATTAGTCACAGGAACCAATTGACAACCACTCTGTCTTCTCCACACAAATTTTTGTCTTTGAAGTGGTGAGTTTTCCAATCTAGTTCCAGTATTCCAAATTGTGGATGCCGCAACCATTTGTTGGGTTAAACGAATCCAATATGGACCCAAACCATCAACATACTCAATAAGTTTTTGATAAGTAAAATTATCATTTGGTATTCCAACATTTTGTTCTGATAACAAATAGTTGTAGTAGATATTCAACAAATCAGGATATCCACTTGTTTTACCATCAGTAGAATACCATCTTGTTCTGGCGTTGATTGTTTGTTGTACAAACGTTTGAGCAAATTCAAAGAAAGTCTTTTTGTTTGGTTGTGGATTAATAAACGTCCAATCATAACTTCCATAGCTTGGATACGTTGGTGTCATACCAGTATTTGGTATTGGGTAGTTATAATTTTTGGACATGGACCAAACATTATATAATATACCTTGACTAGGGTTTAAGAATAAATCAACATTCTTGGCGTTTAATACCAAATTATCAGATGGTGCCACATAATAAGCATTATACCCTGATTGGGTACTCACTCTGAATACAGGTGGTTGCCAACTCTTCTTATTATCAGGTACCAATTTCAAGTTGAATCCCAAATTCATGTATGGGAAATTTCTGAATCTATCAAAATATTCTTGACCATAACTAAATGGTTGTAAAGTTGTTTGAACATTTGGACTATTACCTGTGAAGACTGATGATGTTTGATTCACAACTTCAGGACTTCTGTGTTGTGGTGTAGATTCAAACCAACCCGCACCTTTTTCAAAGAAATAATTTTCAGTATTGACAGGTGCTTGTGGATAACCAAATTCATCAACAGGATAAGCATCTCTTGTTTCAGTAACCAAATAAGTTTGGGTATTTGAAGTAAACGCACTATATTGTGTTCCGTAAATTGAGAATGTAACTCCCGAATTATATGTTGTAATATCTTCAACATATGTTCCACCAGTAATTTGAGCGAATTGTGTATTAAATTCTCTCATATTAATTCTTTGGTCAGCAACATAAACATGTTCGTTAAACTCAACCAAAGCATCCGGAGCTCCAACTAATCTTAAGGTAAATTCAATTGAACGTCTTGTTCCTTTTGATTTGAACAAGTAGGCGGAATTAAGAATTAAATTTCTATAAAACTGATAGTTTAATTCTGATGGTGTCAACTCTCTAGAAAAACCTGCGTATTGTGTAACACCAGTTGCACCATAAACAGAATTTAAGAAATCTTCATTTGTGATTGGTGAAATATTCGGAGCCCATCCTAATGTTTCAGCCAAGTTTTTCAACAACATTGAAGGTATATCATTACCTGGAGTGTAATTTACAGAGTTCATGTATGCCAACGCATCTATGAATATTTTAATTTGGTCAAAACTTCTACCGTAAATTTGTAACACTTTAGCAACTTTGTGGTCAGGTGTATCAAACTCCAATAAAGATTCAGTCACCATGAATCTGGCGATTAGGTTTGTTTTGTACGCATCAAAATCAACACCAATAATATTTAATTGTTCAAGATAAGTTGTGAAACCAGGTGTTCTAATATCCAAGTTCCATAAACCATCTTTTGGCCAAGTTACAGTTGCCGTTTGTAATTCAACAGGACCACCATCAGTTTGAATAGGAACATTAAATGTTGCCGTATATGGTGGTTGAGCCAACCTATTTAATAAGAATTTTTCAACCTCATCAAAATTTTCAGAAAATGCTTTTTCAACATAATAATCATTTGGTCTAATCACTAATGACTTGTCAGTTGTACTTACACCACTAAATGGATTACCAATAACAATTACTTTAATAATACCAGTATACAAACTATTTGATGGTGTTAAATCAATAATTTGATATGGAATATCATCAACAACTAATGAATAGTTTCTATACGTGTTTGTTAAATCTCTTAATGGTGAAAACTCTTGTTCTCTATTTTGTAAATTAACTTTTGAATTTACTGAATAATCTAATGAGAATGGGTTTTTAATTCTCGCAACATCAATCGTAAGTTCAGTTTCATTTGAAACTGAATTGTATGTTATACCTGTCGCAGTATTACCACTTGTAAAATCATAATAAAATAGGTCAATTTCAATACCCGCAGGGAAAAAGTTAATTATTCTTTGAACAGATACTTCGAATCTTTTTTGTAAGGAACCAAATATTGTAAATGTTGTAACGTTTGATAAATCAAAGTTAGGATAAACTCGATATTCTTTAGCAATTAACTCTCTTGATTGATTAATTGAATCTAAATTCAAATTTTCCAATGAAACTGGTAATTGGAATACCCCAATATTAAAGTTTCTATTGTTCTTTTCACTGATACCATAACTCCATTCAAAATTACCTTGTGTAAGTCCACCACCCTGCACAGTCTGATTACCCACCAAATTATCAAATGGTGTTTGTGCTCCTGACGCGCCAATAGGGATGTACTTCTTAGTCATTATTGTCCTGTGATATTAGTGTAACTCTTGCTGAAATCAATGTTTTGATTTCTATTTTCCTTAACCTCATAAAGAAGATTATTAAAGTCATCTTTAATTTCATAAAGGTTAAATTGTGAGTAGATATTATTTTGAGTATCGTAAATTGTGTAGATACCATCTTCCATTGATTTAGTTTGGTTACCATAAAGCGCAATACCTAATGTATCGATATCATATTGAGATACTTGAACCTCTAATGTCAAAGGATTAAAATAAGTGTTTGATAAAATAATACTTTGAGCTGGTTGTCCAATAAACGGTGTTGCGTTTGGTTTGTTTGTTGGTGATGAACTTGGTGATAAAGTACAAAATACTAAATTAGTCTGACCTTCAGTATATCTATATCTAACAGCCTTTTGTTGTGTATTTGTTAAATTCTGTACAACAGGTTCACAATAAAAGTTTGATGTAACAATTCTAAAGAAATTAGGTATTTTACTGCCATCAGCATTTAAGTATTCAACTCTATATCCAACAAGTCCTTGTGCAATAAACTTATTAACAAATTGATTAGGTACGTTTGATAAATCAATTACAATACCTTTTACGTTTGGAAGTGCCGATAAAACACCACAATCTGTAATTGATGTTCTGATTTCAGCTGGTCTAATATACAATGTGTATATACCAAGTTGAGTAAATGTTTCGGCTGGTAATCTTAGATTATATAATCCACCAAGTATTTCATTTGTATTACCACCTGTAGCAGCATTGTTGAAATAAGGTCTTAAAATAGATGTCGCATCCAATTGTGTTAGGACGAAATTATCCGTTACATCTCTTGAAGGAGTGTAGTTCATGATGATTTGCACATCTTCGGGTGATACATCAGCCGGTCTTATGGTTCCGTATGTTCCTGTTGCCATTTTATGTTACGTTAAAAAAGTGATATCCATAATTTATTAAATCTCCAAGGTTGTCAACCTCACCTATTCTTTGGACTCTTTCATAGGCTGAGTTTTTTCCTCTCTCTATAAATACATTTGATTGTACTTCTGCTTGAGAAATTATTCCTAAAAGTAATTCATCTTTTACTAATGGGTCTTGAACCATCCAATCTTCATCTAAACCTGACGATTGTATAAAGTAAATTGTGTCCCCATTGGCATAATCATAGTAATCCACATTCTGAATTGTGTAAGCGGTATACACTAAATTTATCTCTGTTATAATACCATAATCAAGTTTATTTTTTTGTATAGGAACCAATAATTTATATTTTGGTGTTCCATACAACGCTAACTCGGTTAATCTTGATGATGTATATCCACTAACGGTAAATGGTACTGTCACATATGCGGATGATACTTGGTCCACAACTAAATTAACAGCATCACCTGTGAATATATAATCATAAGATATTGGTGTCGCCGACCAAGAACCCGTATTTGGTGTAAAATATGCCGTTCCTTGTGGATTAAAATTTGGTACATTAACAAATGGTGTTTGAATTTTTTTCTCTACCTTTGTATTACCCCAAGGATTATATTGTGATAAAGTAATTGTGTATTTTTTTGGTTTTGAAGCGTAAACATGTGAAATAGAATTAGGTGTATAACTCGTAATTGGTTCTATTGGTGAACCGTCCCCCCAATCTATTGTGTATTGTGATAACTCCAAGAATGAATTAAATTCAATATCGGCGGTATTATAAACATTCCACGTATAAGGATTTGACGTGGTTGATGAAAATATAAAATTGGTAACAACATTTTGTTGTGAGATTGCTCCATCAAATGTGGAATAGTATCCAACATCAACAGTATTTTGAATAAGTAGAATTGGAACCGTAAGTCCTGTAAGAAGTGATGTGTAGTTTGTATTACCAGTTAAGGTTTGAGTCATTGATGAATAAACACCATAAGTCTCACCTGAATACGTAACATCATGGACGATTGTTTTTAATACTTCAGGGGATACCCTGATTCTCATTACTTGTGTTTCCATTATGGGTTTACATATTCATACCATTTTATGGGGTTGGTTATACCACCGACTCTGTTTCCTGTTGGGAAATCAAAAACTTTGAATGTTTGTGTTAGATAATCTAAATCAACTTTATAATAAAAATATTCTTCAGGTGGGAAACTTGTTCCTCCACCCAAATTACTTTGTTTAACTCTCATCATTTTTATGAACTGACCAGTGTTGGCATCGAAGAATTTGGCTGTCATGTAAAATGTATTTATATTTAAGAAGTCTCTTTTCTTTAACCAATAGATAAAGAACCCTTCTTTATCACCAATATAATCTAAAGTGTATTTTGGTTTTTTAATTGTTACTGGTGTTGTGTTGTTTAACACGGCTGGTGTTAAATATCCTTGTTGAACAGGTAAGATTGTTGTGATGTAAGCCTTTTGTGTTCTTGTTGTTGGGCTATCATAAAAATCAATCTTCCAAAAAGATTTTGTAAAAGGTCTTTCAAAATAATAAACTTCATTGGTTGAAAACTTTGGAAGGTATGAATTAATCCATGTTGGGGTTGTTGCATTTCCTTGATGTAAATAAAATTCATAATTCAAAGATGTCTTTGTGTTATCGTAAATGGCATGGTCGAATCTTGTAACCTCAAAGTCATCACCTTTATTAAGAATTTTTTCAATGATTGAAGTTTCATATTCTTCAATCGCATCTTGGGTTCCACCAAAATCCCAAATCTGTTCTAATGGAAGAACAATATCTTTATTTTGGTTATCAAAAACAACTCTTATTTTATTCGCATCCATCGATTAAAGGTTGAACTACAACTTGATACAAGTCAGTTATGTCAAATGACGCACCTTCAGGATAAAGTCTAAAAGGTACATTTGTAAAAGGATAGTGTGATTCGTTTAAGAAAGGATAATCAACCCCCCTACCTAAACTATCTACATAACCATAAGTGTATATATCACGCCAAATAAATTGTTGTGAGTTATTGCTGAAATAAGCATAATTTGGTACACCATCAACTAAGTTGGCACCTGCGGTTTCAGTATAATCTGAAAACACCTTAAGTGTTATTGGATAATGTGTTTGATAATAATATCCATTAGGGTTTGAATTGTTTGCTGGTGATATATTAAACGCTTTTGAATAATATGTCATCTTATTCATATACGGTGATATTACCCTTTCAGCTTGTTCTATGTCATTCCATTCACACCAATCACCATACATTGTATCACCACTATGTCTTGGTAAGTTAACTGTAAAATCATAAGTAACGTTAATACCCAATCCAACATTTTGTGTTCTTGTATATGCGGACGTTGTAACATTTTCCAATGAATCATTATTTGTTTGACTCCACCAAGGATTTGTTGACCCTGGTAACATATTAAATTTCCAACCTTTTCTTAATTGGTTGAACCAACCCATATATCCATTGAATTGGAATGATGCGAAAATTTGTGTTACGGGTTTTTTGTTATTATCTTGTTGGTTAATGATTTCCAAATCACGAGCCATGGTTACGTTATAAGTTTTTGAACTTTGGAAATTAACAACTCTACCAACATTGTTTGGTGTTAAAGATGAAAACTGATAAAATCCTAAATCTTGGAATGGATTAATCTCAAAACCGTTATTTGTAATTATAGATTCTTCAGGGTTAGTAATAACCTTGTGCATTCTCACATAATACCTTGATTTTGTTTCACCCGAATTATTAATATCAATAATTCTTTTTAATATACCTTGATTACCACTATTAAATGTTGTACCAGTATACCCAACATTGGCTAAATTAAAAATGTAAGCGTCTGAACCCAAAGTTCCATTTCCCAATGTATAAACTTGGAAAGTATTAATTGTTCCATAACTAATTGAAAGTTCAACCCATTCACCTTCACTTAATCCGTGAGCAACTGGTGTTGTGAACTGAATTACAGGGAAACCATTATCTGAACCTTGTGTAATTGAGAATGGTATTCCATCTCCTGACATCCACGGATTCAAACTTGAACCATTTGAAAAGAAATACTGCATTGGTACCGTATAATTGTTTTCATACGGATATGTCATAACAATACTCCAATTGTATGATGAAGCGCTTTTAACAACAAATGGTAACTGTTGGTTATCAATATCAGTTCTAACAAATTCAAATTCTTGATAAGTGGGTAATCCACTCCAAATACCATTTGTTAATGATTTTTCAGGATTGATATAATAAAGATTATCTCTAAAAATATTATAGTTTGTAAAACCAACCAAATTGTTTTCATAAATGTATGAAACTTTTATTGTTGGTCTGAACGATGTTGATTTTTGTCTTTCACCATCAAATACTGTAACAAGGTTTAAGGATACCGTTCTGTCGTAATCAATAACTTCAGATTGTGTTTGCAATATTTCGGCTTGCAAACTAATATCTGTGTTTGGTGCTGACTTATATCTTAAGTTTGGTTTTACAACTACAAAATTACTGTTGGGCATTTGTTTCGGTTCCTAAGTATTGTTGTACGTATTTATCCATTGCTGATTTTCCTTTTTTCAAACCAAAGTAAAAATACCAAGGAGCACTTGTTAAAGTATATTCGTTTGTTGGTGTTGATGCCACGGTATTATAAGTACCATCAGGATTTCTTTGGTAGATGTATCCATAAGCATTTTCTAATAAATTATTATTTCCTTGGAAAAATGGTTTTAATCTTCTATCAAACTCTTGATACTTCTTACTTTCAACTGTTGGGTTTCCACCGTAAGTATACCATGAGTTATTTTGACTTCCAAAAATAGTATTTTCACCACCAACCCAAGCATTGTTAGCCCATTTAAAGAATGGAACTTCTTGTGATTTGGTACCCAAGTAATCAGCAATTAATGTTGTACCAGTTAATGTTCTGTCAATTCTTCTTGGTGATATTAAATCTCTATCAGCTGTAAAACCACTATAGAACACACCAAACAAAGGGTCTTTATTTTTATCAGCTCCAACAAATATTGGATTATCACCAACAACATTTGGGTCGTCAGGGTAGTTCTCAGCGGTAAATGGTGTTACACCATACTGAGAATTGATTTGTAACATTTGAGCAAAATCACCATCAACTCTATCTTCGTCTCTACTAAACAATGAACCAACACCACCAGCACCAAATACACCACCAATAATTCTTTGTAAGAAGTTTTGATTAACCAATCTTGATACAATAAACAACTGCAACAAATTTGAATCGTCACTCCATGTAGTTGAATTAAATTTATTCATTTGGTAACCAAAGTAGTTTGGTGTTTTATTTACCTCACTTTGCCAAACGTATTTTGGGCCCATATCCAACAATGTTGTTGGGAACAATAAATCTTTCGTGTTCACTGGTTGTGAGAAGAACGTATTTGCCCTTGAACCAACAAAGTTGATACCATCATACGGACTTGAACGGTAATAAAAGTTATTTGATTTTGGTTCAAACACCAATAAATCACCACAATATAAATAATTAACTTCTTTATTACCAGTTATAATGTTTGTAGAAACTTTTCTATTATATGGTTTGTTATTTTTATCAAAGAAAACACTTGATTCAAATGGGAACGCAAATAACGAACCGTTTAACCAAGAGTTTACAAACGTGTGCGATAACACACCCCTACAAATGGCAAAATTCATTCTGAATCTTTCTAACCACTGACTAAGTAACACATAATCACTATTACCATGATTACTATCCAATGGTAATAATGAAAGAATTGGTTTATTCACCAATCTATAACATCCATTAACCAAAACTTGTCCGCCATTATTTGTATTACAATCATTTGTACTTGGTAAAACAATAAACTCACCGTTTTGGTTTATATAACAATTTAAGTCAACCATTCCAGCACATGAGAATGATTCAATTACCTTATTTACAGTACCACCCGTTGCAATGTCAGGATTGTTAGTAGCGTTTACACCACCAGCACCTGATGCACTTGATACAGTCGCAGCATTACCATTATCAGTTATTAAACTATAAGTTAAAGTAACCGAAGCTTGCCCCGCATAATGATTATTACCAGAAATTTCAGGTTGTGTTCCTGTCGGTAAACGGTCACTTCTCATAACCATTCTTTGACTGTACATCGTCATATTCTGTAATGAATACGCAGGAGCATAATAAAATTGTGGTAATACACCATTGTTATTATCACCATTAAAAGGATTAACCGTTGCGTAGTTACCATACCAAATATATGAACCACCTTCAATATATTCGTTACCTTTGTATCCAACACCATTAGGTGTTTTTTGTATTGCCAATAATTCACCTGATGTACCAACTTGTACCATCGTACTTAATAATGTTGTACTACCAGTTGTTGTTGGCTCGAATACATTTCTTTGTGTTGCATCTAACGATGAATAATATGATTGTAAGTTTGTTGTATATGATGAATACTGAGTTCCCGCAGTAAATGTGTACGAATCATAATACAAATAACCAGAATGGTTTTCAGTGTTGTTGGTAAAATCATTGTGTCTAACATTTGTTAATCCAACTTGAACAGGAACGTTCAAAAAGAAATCATTTTCTACTGTTACATTCCCCCAACTATTGTATCCAAATATTCTTGACAAATCATACTTAATACGCTTCCTTCCACTGTGGGGGTCAACACCTCTTACTAAGAATATAATACCCAAAGTGCCACCTAACCATTGACTCAAATAGTCAAAATATGGTTCAGCACCATCAACACCTTGATTCTTAAACATTATTATTTGTTCTTGAATTTGGTTCTTTAGACTTGAACCTAAAGTACTTGAATTGTAAGTTATAAAATCATCATAAGTTGTTCCAGTAATTACTTGAAAATACTCGATGTCGGTTGCAAATTTATAACTAACCGTAGATGCTGTTGTCGCTCCACTTAAAGTATAATTAACACTTTGATTTGTTAGTGGTGATGTAGGGTCAGCATAATTTATTGTTATTGTTTGTCCTTGTACAGTTTTACCCGTAATACCTGTTGTTGTACCTGTAGTTGGTGCCTTAGGGTTGGGGTCTTTTGATAATAACGCTTGTTGAAAACTTAAAAGTTGTCCTGATGTAAATGTTTCTTGAACACCTGGGTCAACAATAAGTGCTGTGATATTATCATAGTGAAATAAATTTGGGTTTACATCATAGTTTAATTTTGGTTCAACTTGAACTTTGATTCTATTTGAACCAGGATAAACATCGGAATCAAAATACTTTGACTTTAAGTTAAATTTGTTAATTGTTTCCCATATTGGTAAATTATTAACAAAATTGTAACCACTATTTTTTATTTGATATATTGGTAATTTTTTAGTTTGTAAACTATATCCACCACCCGCAAATGCACTTTGTATATTTGTGTCCGTTGAATTCCAATTACTAGTATTAAAAAAATCTGCATTTGGTGAAACCGCTGATTGAGTTGACGCATCTATAAGTTTTTTAGATTCAGCATTATCAGCTGGTGGTGTTTCAGATTGACCACAATCACAAAGTTGACAATCGGGATAACTTATATTTGGTAATGAAATTTTTACAAACGGGTTTCTTATTGAATCAAAGATATCACCAAATGACGGTGGTTTGGTACATTTACCTATATCAACAAAAGGTATTAAATTGATTGCTTCACAAATAATATAAACAAGATAAGCAAGGGTACCATATACAAAAGTAATTAAGACTTGAAATATTGGCCAAATAAATGCTAAAACGTGAATGATAGGTAATAATGCTAATATCACATAATAGTTAATAGGTAATAAGATATTAAGTAAAAATACTAAGAAATCAAAACTTTGTACTCCATCCGTTGCTGGAAATTTGTTATTTTCACTAGCACATGAACTATCAGTAATTTCTTTAATACCTATAAATTTTGACCTGTTAAAACCTTTTTTATACTCATCATAATGTTGAGCAACAGTATAAACTTTATTATACTGCATTTCATAAAAAGTATCTCGACAAGCAATGGCTTCTGTTGGGTTTGTGTATCCACTCCACTCGGTTCCAAAATAATATGAACCTATAAATTTTTGATAGTTAGTATCACCAGTATTAACAATATATGCTGGGTCCTCATCTGAATTAACCCAACCATATTCTTTAATATTTGGAACTAAAAAATATCCACGTCTAATTTCTTGTGATTCAAAATTAGTTGGTTGTGTGTATTTGACTTTGAATCTGTACTTACCTTTTGTTGGGATACCAACTGTTGGGTCTTGACTAAAAATTTGTTCACCAAATTCATTTGTTGTGACATAATCTAAATTCATTGGTACATCTACAACCCAAGTACCATCACCATCAATAACTTTACCACCTTGTGGTAATGTACCCTGTTCTAAGATTGGTCTTCCTTGAGTGTCTTGTCTAATTGTTTGTCTCACACTTATAATCTCACCAGGTCCAACCGATAGATTACATAAGTTACCCATGTCTCTTGGTGGTTTACAATTTTTTTCAACAGATTCATCATCAATACCTGTAACTAAAGAACCCATGAATATTGCACTTGGTTGAATATTAATTCCAACACTTTTCAAATCAAAATCTTTTCTTGCAATATTAATTTGACATACTTCAGGTTGACCCCAAAATGGACTAATATCAACACTTTGATTAATATTAACAATTTGTGGTAAAGAAAATAAGTTTGCCGATGACTTAAAATTAACTCCGTCTAATTGGTCGGCACTTGCTCTACCCATACGGATTAAATCTTGTGGTGATTGTGAAAAAGGACCAATGTCCGATAAATCACAATCCATAACCAAAGTGTGACTTCCAATGGGTACTCCCATTATCATGTAGTCACCACTTCCGTTTGTTTTTACTGTGAATTTATAATACTTGTCATAAACTTCAATAACGGCTGGGTTTGTCAACACATCATTTCTTGTAGGGAATGTTCCTGTTGGAATGTGTCCTGTGTGTTGTATATCGTAAGGTAATAAATTATATCTATATCCATCTTCATTTACATCAGTTAATGATGTATATGGATATAATGTTGAAATAATTTCGTTTTGAGCATCTTCCTCAGTTAATGGAACAAATACCGAAACTTTAACATTTGGGACACCATAACCACCATTAGCAACAACACGACCAACAACAACACCGTAGTCAGCACACATTCTTGTGTAGACATCTTCTGACCTTACTTTTAATGAAAGTATTTCGAGTTGTTCAAAATCTTGGTTCAATTGAACATTAATTTCTCTGTCAATCCCGACCTGTGTTTTTAATCTAATTGTTTCAGGCATCCTGTTCTTTTAATTGATAAATAGTTTATGCACTATTTTCTATAAGATAAGAAAGGATATTATAAAATAAATCATCAACTAAATGTAGTTGTCTGATAATTCTTAACTCTAACTACAATGTCTTTAGATGGGAATCTAATTTGATAGATTTGATTTGGTTCGGCAAAGATAGTATTGTCTGTTAAAGAGATTTTCTTTGTAGCTGCGTCTGAATAAGGCATTGATGTCTGTGATGAACTATATTGTCCACCCACTTTACCATTAATTGATATGTCAGTCAAACTAATAACACCATTTTCAGCTTGGATGATTCTACTTAATTCTGATAGTAAAATATTTTGTCCTAGTCCTCTAACCGCAGGACTAAAAAATGTTGTAACCCTGTCAATAATGTTTGAAATAACAACACCCGAGTTTTGAGCTGAGTCTAATACAACCGCCACTTCAACACCCAAATCAATAACCTGAGCACTACCAATGGTAACGTAATCATTTATCATTCTATAATTTGAAAGGTATTCTGCTAAATTTTGTTTTAATGTCTGTGATACATCAGCACTTAAATTACCACTCGCATCATACGATAAAATTTGAACATTAATTTTGTTATTGTTTTCAGTAATAGATACTTTTGCCGGTGCTCCAAACTCACCTGGCATGTTTCTGATAATAGCCTCGTAATCATGAATTGTAACCGCTCTGTTTTGTGCCGCAAAGTTAAATGTTACATAATTTCTAACTTCTTCTGTTGATGGATAACCCGCTCCACCAATAGCCGCTGTCACGTTATTACAAGTTAATGAATTAATCACTTGGTTATTAATAATATCTGATGGGCCCACAACTGAAAAATCGACAGCCCCAATTTGAGTAATTGTATTTACACCCAAGTTTGTTGCTAAACCACCACCAATTCTATACTGAATAAAAATTGTAGTATTGGCTTGTGGAGTATTACCTAAAGACATTGAATTGTTTTGATATCTTTGGATTTTCAAAGGAACATCTAAAGTTGTAAATTGTCTCAATTGGTCTTCAGCAGTATTTGTTCCCCCACCAAATGTAAGTTTCATAAACCCTTCAGGTGTGTATTCTGTAATAAATCTATCTTGTGTCTGAATGTAAGTCCCAACTTTAATAGCTGGGTCATCAGATGGTTTTGTTGGGTCTGCAATGAATACTCTATCTTCAGCCAATGCCGATACTTCATACCATCTTCCGTTTGGACTCATAAATTCTTGAGCTGTTGGTACGTTTGAATATGCTGTACCTTCTCTCTGAATAATAGAGGTAACTCCCAAAACATTTTTTTCAGGTAAGAAAAATTCAAAGAATGGTCTAACATCATTTGGAGTTATCACTCTTTTGAATACCTTTGTAATTCCGTTTACAACAGTTTCTCTTTTTGTAATTGTATAGTTAACCAAGTTTCCGTTTTGGTCGAAGTTTGGAATCTTTAGTCTATTTGGAAAACCATCTTGGTTAAATGGTGAAGCAAAGTTCACGTCATAAATGGTTTCAAATATTTGCCCAGCACCATTAACCTGACTACCACGTCTTAAGATACCCAAATATCTTTCATCTTCTTTATCACCAAAAGCAGGAACCGTAATTGAAAAATCAACTAGGGCTACGGATGGTCTTTGACCAGGAATTTTTAATCCATAAGTTCTTGCAATGTTATAAATTGATGAACGTTGTTGTGCATATTGAAGAACTGTTTCTTGAATACTTCTATCAATATGATAATGTAAGTTGTCAGCAACCGCTGCGTTCAAGTCCAAAAATACAGAAAACACGGATGCGTCATTGAAATTGTCAATTAATTCTGGATAATACGTTCTTGTATAATTGATAAGTTCCTGACGAATTGCTTGGAAATCTCTTACCGTGTATGAAATTTTTCTTTGAGCCATTTATGTTAAATATTGATAATAACAAAATCTTTTGAATTAAAAACATCATTACTGATAGAATAATCAATTCTTACTTTTGCGGTGTATTCAGATACGTTCTGATTTGGTATGGTTAATTCGGGATTTATAATGTTTCCCGCTGTTGTAACGGTTTCACCCGCAGCTTCAGTATCAGGTGCGGTAATTGAAATGTTTGTTAATTGTAACTGTGGCATGTACTTATCAACAGAATCTCTAATTTCAGATTCGATGTTTCTAAATGTTGGTCCATCTAATGGTTCAAAGATGTATTCATAGAGTCTTGTACCAAAATCTGGTAAATAATATCTTGAACCTTTTCTTGTTAATAATAAATGAATTAGATTACTTCTGATTTCCTCAGCAGCATAATCCGTTAAGTCCAAATACTTTCCATCAAAAGAATCTACAAAGGGGAAACTTAAACCGTATGTTTTACCATTAGCCATTGTCTATAAATATAGTTGTATTTCCTTTTTTGTGATTAGGAAAAAAAGGACAGTGTCTACAACCATTACCACAACAGTGTCCTCGTTTTAGATGAAATTCTTTTGTGAAAACATATTTTCCATTTTCAATATAAAAATAAGAAGGGGAAAGTTGTTCACCTTCCCCTTCATTGAATGTTTTTATATCTTCTTTATTTAATTTCACAAGCTCCACCAGCACATGCCAACTCACCACTCAAATCTGTGTTGTCTTGTAATTCAACAACCTTTGATAAGTCAATTGACTGTAATTTAGAGAATAATCTTTCATACTCTTCTTCAGTACAATCTTCAAATGGTGCTTGAATATAACTTCCACCATCATGAGGTAAAACTGACAAACCATTATAAAAGTCACGATTTTCCCACATCCATTCACCCGCCAATTCCCAATCTTCGTTTTTCAAACTGATTGTTGCCGATACGTTGTGTGTGTTTGAACCAGTTCTGTGACCAGGTCTAACCCATTCTTGAGTGATTTTCTTAACACGGTCCAATAATTGGAATGGTGATTCTGTTCTCAAGATTGCTCCAATTGGTGCTTTCTGTGGAACTGAAATAACTGCCGTGTCGTGTGGACGGAAGAATTCATCTTCAACCAACTCAGGGTGATACATTGCCAAGTATTGGTAGATTGCTTCATTCTTACCTACACGGACTCTACGGATGTAATAATCGTTGTGCCATGCGTGGATACCTGAAGATGTTCCCAATGTCAGAGATGTAGTTCCTGCGGGTTTTACAGTAGTTGTACGAGCCGACTTGTTTACACCAATCAACTCAGCAACTCTTGCGTTTTCTTCTTTTACAAGTTTAGCCGCTTCTTTCATGTTGTAACCCAATACAACACCAGAACCGATACCTGTCATAGATACACCAATCAACGCTTCTTTTTCAGTTGTACGTTTCCAAATGTCTCTCAAGTAATGGAAATCAGTATATCCCGCTTGAAGTGTTCCAATGAATGCTGCCGCTTTAACACGGTTGTTCAAGTCTTCTTGTGATTCAATGTCAGAAACATTTACCTCACACAAGTTACAGAATTGGTTTGGTCTCAAAGCAATTTCACAACATGGATTAGTTCCCCAATCTTTGTCGTTTGTAAAATAAATACCAGGTTCACCAGCTCCTGAAGCTTCAACACGTTTCCATAAATCCATGAAGAATTCTTTTGTGATTTTGTGTCTAACCAAAGCCGCTGAATTGTTTGCTCTACCTCTTTGTGGATTTGTTTCCCACCAAGAACCTGATTTACATGCAATCATTTCGTGGTCATCAGCTGAGAACAATGAAATTAAAGCCGCTCTACGAATACCACCAGCAAGAACTGCGTCTGCAATGTGACATACCATATCGTGAACTTCAATCGGTGTCATTTTTTCACCATCTTCTTTAGCGTCCAACATACCTTTTAGTTTATGAAGACAATCCTTCAATGGTTGAGGACCCGGTGCTTTACCACCCGATGTTACAAGTTGAGCCCCTTTTGGTCTAACGTCTGAGAAATCAAATTCTGGTGTTGATAAGTGTTCACCAAAATAAGATTTCATTAATACTTTAATTGCGTCAGCCCAACCTTCAATAGAATCCCCAACCAAGAATCTTCTTGTTCTATTCGGGTTAGGTTTTCTAATTTCAGGAAGTTTTTCTACGTGGTGTTTTTGAACTGAGTATCCAACTCCAGTTCCACCCAACAACAAGAACATTGATTCTGAGAAAGCATCCAAGTGGTCAATAGGTAAGTAAGCACAGTTGTAGATTCTGTTTGGAGAAATCTCAATTGGTTTACCACCAAATTGCATTGACCTCATGGAAGGTAATACTTTTTTAGTGTATACATATTGATATACGTCCACAATTTCACCTGCGATTTGTGGGTATTTTTTAATATGCATGTTCATGTTTCTTGTTACTAATTCTTCCCAAGTTTCTCTTCTTTCCAACTCAGGGATGAATTTTGCGTACTTCATGTAGACAGTTAAGTCTGACAATATCTTTTGTGATGCGTCCATTTTGTTAAATATAATTTTTTTTGTTGTTAATTCAAGTTAGTTTCTTGCTCCTTTTGTTTTCTTCTATCCATTAATTCTTTAATCCTATCTCGTTTTTGGTCTTCTTTCTTTTCTTCAAATCCTAAGAAAGTTACTGAACTTTCAGTATCAATTTCGAGAAGTTCATTATCAAATTTACAGTTTTCAAATATAACCCCATCTTTACCCAAACGTGATTTGGTGATTGCAATGGTTGCTAAGTTCATTTCTTTTTGTTGTAAAGTTTTGGCCACGGAAATGATAACGTGTCCAACTTGTGCCTTTTTGATAGAACCACCCATTTGGTCGGTGGTAACAACCTCAGAAGATATAGAGCTTCTGTTACCCTGTGTTGCGGTCCATCCCACAACTCCTAGTTCGTGACATAATGCCTCAAACCCTCTCATAACTGAACCTTCACTTTTCCATTCATCACCCAAGTTTTTATCGGGTACAACACAATCAATATAGTCCAAGACTATCATGTCGATATTATGACCATCAGCAATCATCTTACGAATCATGTTTTTGATTTGGGTCATAGTGTGTTGGTCTGAAGGTAGTTTTTTAAGAAATAACTTATTAGTCATTTCTTCTCTTACCACACGTGCTTTTTCTAAAACTTCTTCTCTATGTAATGGTAATAAATCAGGAGCAATACCTGTCCACATAGTGAAGTGTTTTCTTTGAATTACTTTTGGATTGTCTTCAAAAAACAACTGTAATACATCGTATCCATTGTTAAATGCTGAATTAGCAATTTTGGAAAGAACCGTAGTTTTACCTACCCCAGTTGGTGCTAAAATTACACCGAGTTCTCCTTTTGCTAAACCACCCTTAAGTAATTTATCAATTCCTGTGATTCCCATAGGAATTGGATGACGGAAATCTTCATTTAATACGTCATCTAAATTTGTAAACACGTCTTCAATTTTGTTATTGTTTTCCCCCACTTGTAGAGCGGTTCTTACCAATTCCTCAAGTTTGTCATAGTTTTCAAATTCGCCATTGTCAAGAATTTTTTGTGATTTTGTAATCGCTTTCTGTAACTCTTGTTGTTTACAGAATTTAAGAGATTTCTCTTGTACGAAAGATGCTCCTTCAGTGGGTGCGTCTTTTACTTGTTTAATGGTATCGTTAAGAATTTTTAACATTAACTCTTGAGGGAATTCACTTTTCACCATTTGTGATAGTGTCTCAAAAGAGGGAGTACAATCATACTTCACGTAATACTCTTTTATAAGTTGGAGTAATGTTTTGAAGTATTTGTTCTCAAAATGTGATGGTTCAATTACGTCAATGATAGAATGTGCGAAATCTTTGTCTAAAATTATTTGATTTAGTAGTTGAAGTTGAAATGTATTACCTAGATATTCGAAGTTCTTGTTTGACATAATTTATTGTTTTTACTGGTAGTGATAAATACTGTTATACTAAGCTATAATCCATGTAAGTCGTAACAAAATTTTCACCTGAAAAAATGTCAGTTAAGTCCTTTAATACACTTTTTACTTGCTGGCGTATGTCTACGGTGTATCTTATTTTTGGTGGGAGAATTTTGGCGTTTAATATTCTATGACAAATTGTCTGTTCACCAACTTTAATATAGAAATTAAAGATTTCAGGACCGTTAGTATTTGAAGTATCAAGTACATTTGGGTCTTCAAAAATTTGTTCTTGGTTCTCTAAAAGATAGACAACTGAACGCATTTTTTGGTCGTACTCAAATTGAGCTACGAAGTCTTTTAGGTAGTAGGACATATTCAGTGAACTCTTAGCCACTGGATTGTACCCACGAACATTGAAATACCTTTGAATAACAATATTGTCATTCAATGTGATTAGGAATTCCATTTTGATTACATCTGTTTCTTTCATATTTGTATTTTTATAAGTGTGTTATTTTTCATTTCTAAATTTTCTTTTTTCTTTTCTTGTTAATTTCATGAATGGCTGAATGAATCTTAAAAATTCATCGTCACTTTTTCCAAGGTACTTAAAGAACCCGTCATCAGTCATCATACGTATTAGATTTTTGTAACCCCTACCTTCAGGGTCTAAAGTGTCGGCATAATATTGTTCAACAATTCCTTTACCATCATCAGAAATGAGTGGGTTTTGTAAGTCAACGATTTTTTCATTGATTTGAAAAAATTCTTCTCCGTAAATTCCGTCTTTTGTTTTTCCACTGATTAAGTTATTAAGTGCCGTGTTTTTTTCGTCTTCCTTAAGTAATTCTTTTGCCTTGGTTAAAATATCATTAATATTGACGGGTTTGTCAAGGAACTCAGGAAAATATTTGATTAATGTTTTTTCTCCGAAATAATAAATTCCATTTATATTATCGGACTTGTCACCTGTAATAATCTTATATGGTAAAATATTACAAGCTGGTATTTCATATGTGCCAATCTTAACTTTCTTACCGTGAGTGTAAAACACTTTGGCTATTGGTGAGTAAATGGTTGTGTTTTCGTTCACCAACTGAAGTAAATCTTTATCCGCTGATAAGATGGTTTTCTTCTCTTCTGGTGCTATTTTACAGTAGTGTGCTATCAAGTCATCAGACTCGTTCATATCTACTCTTATTTGACGAATAAAACATTCTTCAATGTATTCTTTTACTCGTGATTTTTGTGTGTGATACGATTCGAGTTTATACTCGTTCATATCTTGTCGTCTATTTAATTTGTAATTAGGATATAGTTTACGACGCACGGATGCGTTGTCGTCACCGTCCCAAAATACCAAGACTTTGTCGTAGTTGTGTTCATCGATTTGTTTACGTAATGTATTAACAAAGTGGAAGACACCCCCAATATGGTTTCCTTCTACAAAGAGGTCTCTGACCCCATGAAATCCGATTTTGAATAGGTTATCACCATCTACTAAGAGTGTCTTCACAATTTATTGTTTATACTGTTTCACTTTCTTTTTCCTCAAACAAGCTGAAATCTCCATCAGCCCCAATAATCTCTTTCCAATACTCAGCGTTTTCTTTCTTGTATTGTTCAATAGATACTTTCTCTTCCGCAGCATCTTTTCCTGCCAAGAATCCGTGAGGTGTTACGATAATTTTACCATCCTCATATCCCAAACCATTGATGTGGTTTTTCATAACAGAAACTTTTGTACGGATTGCAAACTTAACAGTTCTTTTGTCTTTTGTTGCGGAAATTTTGTTTGTTCCCGCACCTTTTTGATTACCAAATAAAAATACCAAAGATGAGTTTAACCAAATTGCTTCACCACCTTTTGCTTTAATCTTTGGTTGTCCAAATGGATTGTCAGGAAGTTCAACCCAAGGTTGGTTAACAATAACCAAACTATTTTCGTATTTTGAATCAGATTTACGAGAACCTGAAATACGTTGGTTGATACCCATACCAATTTTGTCGGCAAGAACCGCTGCGTTGTGTTGTTTACCACCTTTACCTTCGTAAGTCATCTTACAAGGAACTGAACCTACTGAATCCCAAAGGAATAATAAATCATATTCCAATTCACCTTTGTCTTGAGCATCTAACAAACTATTAATATAATCTGTGATTTGTTCAATGTAAGAGAAGTTGTTATTAAAGATGAAGAATCCATCCCAATCCAATTCTCCTGTTTCAGGGTCAACCACTTCTTCACAATCAAAACCCATAAGTCTTGCGTGTTCAAAACTCCACTTCTGTTCGGTGATAATGAAAACGGGAAGAATATTTTGTTTTTGAGCTGATACAGCGGCCTTTACGAGAGCCGTTGTCTTACCTGTATCAGAGTGACCCAAGAACATGTTCAAGTGTCCTATGGCGGGTCCTGGTAGTCCTACAGCATCCAAGAAATCTTTACCCAAGTCAAAGTATCTTTGTGGTTTATACTTCGCCGAAGTTGAGAATTTCTTCTTTACTGAATTAAAATCGTTTTTCTTGATTGCCATGTGTGTTATAAATT